AGGTTCGAGCGGCTTCGCCGCGTTTCAACGCTATCGCCTGAACCAATGGGTAAGACTCGCCGGAGAAGACTTCATCAGTCCCTACCACTGGGAAGAAGCGCGGCGCGAAGACTCAATCCCCAAGGGGTCAACAGTCACGGCCGGATTCGATGGCTCGGTTTCGGGCGACGCTACCGGCCTTGTTATCTGCGACGTAGAGACCGGCCGCCTCGGCGTTGTTGCCGTATTTGAGCCTGACCCACAAGACCCCGAGTGGACTGTTGACAGGGACGACGTAAACGCGGCAGTCGAAAAGATGTTCGAACAATACAATGTTCAGATGCTATGGGCTGACCCATCCTTCTATGAGCCGGATGTTCTAGAATGGTCAAAGCGTTGGCGGCGGCGCGTAGAGCGTATCCCACCAACAAACCACCGTATCGCCCCAATGGCTCAACAATTCGTCGCCGACATAGTTGCCGGAGATGTTACCCACGACGGAGACCCACGCCTCACCCGGCACGTCCTCAATGCTGTAGCAACCGAGGCCGGCTCATTCCGTAAAGAGAAGAAGAACAGTCCGCGCAAAATTGACTTGCTAGCCTGTGCCGTAATGGCCAATGGTGCACGTCACGCTAGTAAGCCGCGAACCGACAACGTAAGAAGGGCAACAATCCTATGAGCCTGTCTATGGATGAACTCAATCTCATCGACCACCTGGCCAAGAAACTTGCAGGTCACCACTATGCGAATGAGGTGAAGGCAAAGTATTTCAATGGGCATAACCGACTGAAGGACTTGAAGATTTCAATTCCGCCGACGTTGGTTCATGTCGGTGCTGTTGTCGGTTGGCCGGGAACGTCAGTTCAGGTGCTCGAAGAGCGCCTTGATTTTGAAGGCTTCATCGGTGCAGACGAACTCGCCGTCAATGACTTCTATCGCCAGAATGACTTGGATTCCGAGGGCTCGCTCGCGCACCTCGACGCCTTGATTTATGGCACCGGATTTGTGATTGTTGGGGCTGGGGCGGCCGGGGAGGCTGACCCTCTTATCACGGTGGAATCTCCTCACCGTATGACTGCGATTCACGACCTTCGTACTCGCCGTTTGACCGCGGCTCTGTCTATCGACTACGACGAGGATTCGTTCAATGACCGTCCGGTTTCGGGGACGCTGTACCTTGAGAATGAGAACATCGTATTCAACACGGATGGCAATGGCCAGTTCCTTGAGGTTGACCGCTGGCAACACAATTACGGCCGCGTGTTGGTTGCGCGTTTCGTGAACCAGCCGCGCTCGTCGGATACCTCCGGTCGCTCGGAGATTACTCGTGCTGTTCGCTACTACACGGATTCTGCGATGCGGACTCTGCTTGGTGCGGAGGTTGCGCGTGAGTTCTACTCTGCCCCACAGCGATACGCTCTCGGCGCGGAGGAGTCTGTCTTCAAGGATTCGGATGGCAACAACTTGAACCCTTGGTCTGTGATTCAGGGTCGTATGTTGGCGATTCCTTACAACGAGGCAGAGAGTGTGATGCCGCAGGTTGGCCAGTTCCAGTCGAACTCGCCGCTTCCCTACTTCGAGCAGATTCGTGCGTTGGCGCAGATGCTTGCGGCCGAGACTGCTATCCCTGCCTCTTATCTTGGATTCCAGACGGACAATCCTGCGAGCGCGGATGCGATTCGCCAGATGGAGGCTCGTCTCGTGAAGAGGGCTGAACGCCGTCAGCGTCAGTTTGGCCGGACTTGGTCGGAGGTTGCGAAGTTGGGTCTGCTCGTTCGGGATGGTTCGATTCCGGACGCGGCCGCTAACCTTCGTCCTGTGTGGCGTGACGCTTCTACGCCGACTCGCGCCGCCGCCGCTGACGAGGCTGTGAAGTTGATTTCTGCCGGTATCCTCACGGCTGATTCGGAGATTACCTACAACCGTATCGGCCTGTCTGATTCGGACAAGGAAGTGCTGAAGGAGGAGAAGGCTCGCGCGGCCGCGAATGATTTGATTGCCGGTCTCGTTGCCCAGCCGGAGACACAGCAGATTGTGACTGCTCCGTAATGGCTGATGCTCCTGCGGATTGGACGTTGCGCGTAAATCGGGCGACTTCTCTTGCCGAACTCGACGCTCTCTACCGTGAGGCGTGGGCTGGCGGCTTCGCGGACAGGTCGAGGTATCTTCTTGTGAAGAGGAATCAGGCTACGATTCGGACGCTAGAGAAGACTCTTGTGCGGACAGCGGAGAAGGCTCTTGCGCCTCTCACAGGCCTCAATCAGGCCGGAGCGGCAACCTTACTTCGGGGAACAGTCCCCGGCCTTGTGGAGACCTTTGGGAACGCGAACGCTGTGGCGGCGATTGACTACTACAACGCGCAGAGAGATATTGCGACTGGGACGAGTGCGTTCCGCGAACAGTATGCTCGTGGCGGTAGGAACAAAGCGGCCGCTCGCCGCGCTCAAGCGCAGTTGAGGTCATACGTCGCAAAGATACCTAAGATTGACAACGTGAAGACTGTTGACTCAATCATTGGGTATGGCATGAAGACGTTCATGGGTCAAGGCGCGAAGTTCACCATCAACGGTGTCAGTAATGCGATGACTCGTGCGACTGCCGCATACAACCGTGACACGATTCTTTACAACTCGGCACTCGACCCGGCCGTTGTCGGCGTTCAGCGAGTTGCGGAGGCGGACGCTTGCGCGTTCTGCGCGATGGTTGCGTTTGACCAGTATGGGGATGCCCGTGTCTCCGGATACGCGGCGGACTACCACAACAACTGTCGTTGCTCGATTGAGACGCTCTACGCTGGCGACAAGGCATACAAGCCGGACTACTACGACGACTTCCCATACTCGCCGGACAGTCCGACACTTGACGATTTTGCGACTGCTCGTGAAGAGTTCAACCTCGCATAGATTTCTGGCAAACCTGCCAGATACGGCCGAACGGCTGAAGAAATCACCTGAACAGGAGATTGGTAATGGAAGAAACTGAGAACACGACTACTGATGTTGTGGAACTCCTAGTAGAAGAAACGCCGAAGGGCGAGGAAACCAAGTCGAACGACGAGGAGACTGTTGACTACTGGAAGAGCCGCGCTCGCCAACACGAGAAGCAAGCCAAAGAAAACAAAGAGGCCGCTCTCGCTTGGACTGAGTATCAGGAATCGCAGAAGTCAGTTGAGGAGAAGCGCGCGGAGGAACTCGCCGCAATCCAGTCCGAACTCGACAAGGAACGCACAGAGCGTATCCGACTTGAGATTGCGACTGAACGCGGTATTTCTGGTGACGCACTCAAGTTGCTTGACGGTTCGACGCGCGAGGAAATTGAGGCTAAGGCCGATGCTCTCCTCGAACTCATTGCCGCTCAGTCCTCAAACAAGTCGCCGCGGCCTGACCCGTCACAGGGTCGAGTCGTAACAAACGGCGGCTCAGTAGCAGACCAATTCGCGTCTGCTATCGAATCACTACTCTGAAGGAGAAACAATGACTGACATCAGTCGTTCAACCTCCGGCGTTCTTCTGCCGGAATCTGTATCTGGTGAGATTCTCGCCAAGGTTCAGGAAGCATCTGTAATCCAGCGTGCCGCTCGCCGTGTAAGCCTGCCCGGCTCTGGTCTCGCATTCCAGCAACTGACCGGCGACCCTACCGCCGCGTGGGTTGGTGAAACGGAGGAGAAGCCTGTTAGCAACGGAACTGTTGGTAGCAAGACTCTTCGCCCCTACAAGTTGGCTGTCATCGAGACGTTCTCAAACGAGTTCCGTCGCGACAAGGCCGCTCTCTACAACGCACTCGCCGGTCGTCTGCCCGGTGCTCTCGCAAAGAAGTTCGACTCGACGGTATTCCACGGAGCCGCTCCGGGTTCGGACTTTGATGACCTGAGCGGTGTTGCAACCGTCAACCTCTACCCAAGCGTCTACGACGGCATCGTTACCGCGATGACCGGAATCGCAAACGACGACTACGAGATGAACGGAATCATCCTTGCTCCGCAGGGCGAGGGTCTCCTCTACGGCGAGAAGGACGGCAACGACCGTCCTCTCTTCATCAACAACGCCGCAACCGAAGGCACGATTGGTTCTGTTTTGGGTCGCCCCATCTACATGAACCGCGCCGCCTACAAGAGCAGCACGAACGTCGTCGGTTTCGCCGGTGACTGGACTCAGGCTCTCTGGGGAACCGTTGAGGGTGTCACGGTCAAGATTTCTGACCAAGCAACCCTCAACGTCGGCGAGTCGACCATCAACCTCTTCCAGCAGAACATGTTTGCTGTTCTGGCAGAGATTGAAGTTGGCTTCATTGTCACCGACGAGGACGCATTCCGCGCCCTGACGTTCGTCGACTAACAACAACATTCGGGGGAGACGGAGAATACTTCGTCTCCCCCAATCAACGAGGAGATAACATGACTTGGGCAAACGCCTCAGACATCACCGGCCGCTGGGTCGGTAGTGGAGTTCCGACGGATACTGCTCTAGTCGATGCTCTCATATCGGATGCCGAGCAGATTATCCTTGCGACGTATCCGGGCATTCAGGCTCGAATTGACGACGACCTTCTCCCCGTTGAGCGCGTCATTTTCGTCGTTTCGCAGATGGTGACACGGACTCTTCGCAATCCCGAAGGCCTGACATCTTGGCAACAATCGACGGGTCCATTCAGCCAGTCCCGTTCTTTCAATTCTTCCGACGGCGCACTCGGTATTTACATGACCGACAATGAGACGAAACTCCTCGCGCCGAACATGGCCGGTAAAGCGTTTGAGATTGACCTCGCGCCGAACGCGGCCGTCCCGACTCTCTATGTCATTGCCGAAGAGGAAGATTCAAGCGAGGTGTGGGAACGTGTTGACTGGTAATGAGACAGTCACGATTCTTCGCCGCGCTTCTGGGGCGAGAGACGAGTATGGTCTTCCGGCCGTGACGGAGACGGAAATTACGGTTGATGGTGTTCTGGTTGGTTTCGACTCGACCGACGAACCTGTGTCGGATATGGAAGACCCTCAAATGACTGCTTTGACTTTGTATTTTCCAGTCGGGACAGTCATCCTTCCGAATGACGAGTTTGCTGTCCGTGGTGATGTCTTCGTGAAGGCTGGTCGCCAACAGGATTGGAACTCTCCGTTCGCTGGCTTTGAGGCTGGTGTCGTCGTGAAGGTGAGGCAACGTCTTGGCTAATGGCGTAAAGGTCGTCCTCGATAAATCGGGGATTCGGGATTTGCTTCGTAGTGACGAGATTCTCTCCAACCTCATGGATGTTGCGGAGGGTGTTGCTCGTGACGCTGGCAGTTCATACGAGGCTCGTGAGTGGATGCGTCCAACTCGCGCGGTAGCGAACGTCGTTGACACTCGGGAGAACGCAATGTTCCTTGAGTCTTCAAGCGGCTCGCTCGCTCGTGCTATCGGACGCTCAGGAGGCTGATATGGGAACGCAATTTGCTGACGTTGAGCCGCTGTTAGTCGAATATCTTTTCGACGCTCTAGCGGCCTCTGAAGACCCCGTAGCGGCATCTGTGCTCGTGTCCGTAAAGAAGCCGGACGCGGCGGAGTCGCCATACCCGTCGAAGATTGTCACCGTCCGTAGCGACGGCGGCATGGATACACAGCGGAACTTGATTCGCTCGGAGCGTATCGGGGTGAACGTCTGGGCTGATACCTACGCGGACGCCTCGAATCTTGCTTCTCTTGTCGATGCGATTCTTCGGGATTGTAAGACTGGGGCAATCAAGTTGGTTGAAACTCAAATGTCACCTGTTCGCGTGCCGAATGAGGGCAAGCAGGAACAGCGTTACATGACATACCAGTTGGTCGTGAAAGCGGCCGACCTCTAGACATCTGTCCGCACCAGATAGGGCATCGCCCACCTTGAGCCGCAAACCGCGTCTCAATCATTTACAAAAGGAGAAACAACAATGGCTCTAACTGCCGACAATGTTGTGGTGGGTATCACCGGCAAGGTATACATCGGTGCGACCTCTGCAACTGCACCGACTGCCAGTGACTCAACCCTGACTGGCTTCACCGAACTTGGCTACGTCCACGCGGACGGAGTGACGTTCACCGTTGACAAGTCAACCAACCAGATTCGCGCGTGGCAGAATGCCGACCTCGTTCGTGAGGTCATCACCGAGGCTACGGCGACGTATGCCTTCGCGCTTCTTGAGACGACCGAGGATGTCATCGAGGCCTACTTCGGTTCGGCCATCACGGGCGGAAAGGTCGAGTTGACCCCTGCCGCGACCGGCGGCCGCAAGTCTTTCGTCATCGACGTTGTTGATGGCACAAAGACGATTCGCCACTACATCCCTTCGGGTGAAATCCTGTCCGTTGACGCTCAGACGATTGCGAACGGCGAGGCTGTCGCATACGGTGTGACCGTCACGGCATACGCTTCTGCTGGCCGCTCGGCCGACATCTTCTTCTCGGAGTTTGAGGCGTAAGTCAATAAGATTGGGGGAGGGCAGGTGTGCGGACTCTGCTCTCCTCCATCAAACCAAGTCCGCAACAAGGAGTAACAATGTCCGCAGATAAGAGTCTTGCGAAAGACCACAAGAGTAAGACGTATGAGTTTGTTGTCGCAGGTAAGACGTATTCGATTCCTGCCTTCTCAAGCCTTCCGGCCGGTGCGCTTCGTCAGGCGCGCAAAGCAACCGACGACCTTGACAAAGCATTCACCATCCTTGAGTACACGCTCGGCCTTGAGTCTGATTCTCTCGCCGCCGTGGACTCTATGACCGTTGAGGAGTTCGGGGAATTCGTCAAGGGTTGGACTGACGGTGTCTCTGTGGGGGAATCCTCAGACTCCTAGAACTTGCCGACGAGTATCCGAGAGAGATACGCGCCGATTTTAGGAGTCATTACAATTTGAGTTTTGAGGAGGCCGGCCTCACCTATTCTTGGGGTGAGGCGGCATACCTTACGGCCGCTCTGATGTTGAAACCTGACTCAATGCTTCAGGCCGCGAAGAACGGTTGGAAATACCCTGCCACCTATGAGTGGATGATTATTGCCGAGTTGGTCGACCTTACTCTGAAGGTCAACTCGAAGAATGGAAAAGCGAAACCAATCGACCGGCCTTGGCCGACTGGTAATAATGAACGTATCGGTAAGACCGACCTGCCTCGCGAGGAGGTCATTGCTCGTCTGAACCGGATGAACCCAAAGGAGTCGTAAATGGCACAGTCTCGTATCGCGGAAGCGTATGTTCAGATTGTTCCGACAATGGGCGGAGCCTCTTCTGCTATCTCGGCGGAGTTGGCCACGGCGGGAACTGCCGGTTCTGCGGCTTTTGGTGGAAACTTCACGAAGGGTCTCGCCGGTATTGCCGGTGCTGTCGGTGCGGCATTCGCCATCAACAAGGTTGTCGACTTTACGGGTGTCTTGGTTGAGGCGGCTCAGGCCGAAGTCGAGCAGAATGCTCGTATCCAAAACATCGCACAGTCAATGGGTTTGTTCGGCGGCGAGACAGATAACGTCGTGAAGCGTCTCCTCGATTTTGCGTCAACGCAACAGTTAGCAAACGGCCTTGACGAAGACGCTATCAAACTGACTCAGGCAAAACTGTTGACGTTCAAGAACGTCGCGGCTACGGCCGGTGACATGGGTGGAATGTTCGACCGCGCAACAATGGCGGCTCAGGACTTGGCGGCCGCTGGTTTCGGTACTGCCGAATCGAACGCTGTTGCCCT